CCGTGAGGGCGTTTATGTGGCGTCTCCTAAGAAGGCGGCTGCAAAGCAGGAAGGTCCTTCTAAGAAGGAAATCTTGCGTGAGATCGAGTCTAGCGGATTCGATGTCTCTGGCTTTGAAGGTGCTACGAAAGCAGCACTGTCACGGCTGATCTCAGTAGTAGCTAACTAAGCTACTGCTCAAGCCCTACTCTTTCGGGAGTAGGCACAGTTTCTTCTCTCAGTGCCGTTGGCTGTAAAGCATAGTACTAGGTTGAGAGAAGCAAGGCGCACCCAGCACCGCCTGCAATTACGCGAAATGCTGGATCTATGGAGAAGGTGCAACCTGTGTTTATTTACAGGCTCTGCCCAACAACACTACTCTAGATGCGCATCTAGAGAAGTTACCGTACCTCAGGGGTTACTAATACTGAGTCACCGTCAAGGGGAGGCTATCACATAATTGGAGTGCTTCCTAACATAGTTTCTTTGTTGGCTATTATACATGACATCAACAACACAGGGTGGTCTACCGACACTTCACTACCATAATGTGATAAAGCAAAATCTTAAGTCAGGATCACAAGCCTATGTAGGCGGTACAACCTACACCTTGTCTGACACGAAGTTGATTCTATTGATTGATCATCACGATCTGAATGCTCTTGAAGGAGTGGACACTGCAAGTCCACTCCTTTCTTGCTTTTATAACAAATTATGCTACAATATTAAAATGATTTCAATTAACGATTTTTACGATTTAGTTATGCCAAGACTAAAAAATATACCACATATAATCTATAATGGTACTTTATGGTCTATTGCACAAGAATATGATCTGCATGTAGACGATATTGACATTGATCTGCTTTTCCCTATTGAATGTCAAAACCAAATCAGGGAAGAATTTTCAGATTTTGATGTCTTACGAGATGATGAGTATCATCTTTGGTTAGAGTTTGAAGGTAGGAGATTAGATTGTTATCTTTACAAAGACTGTGGTAACTATATTTCTGAGGCATCTTCCTATATAATTATGGCAGATGATAGAGGTATTGATCCAGAAAAACTTTCTATGCATTGGGATAAGGATTTAATTTTTCCTACTCAAACAGTTGTGTATAGAGACATTGTTGTTCAATTACCTGCAAAACCGTTTGAAATGTTAGAAAAACACTTCGGTAAAAACTGGCAAAAATGGGAAACACCGTTCACTGCAACTAATATAGGTAAAGTAGAAATTCACCGAACTGTTTTTGATCATAAAACAAAATTAGTTTATAGCCATAAAAACACACCTTACTACTTTGATAAAGATGGTGTGAGATATTCTCACCTTCCTACAAAACCCGATTCATAATTGCTCAATGCCTATTTATTTGCTATATTTAGTCATAATTACTCAAAAGGAGCAAGAATATGGAAGTACTAGCAATCATTGCTGCATTGGCAGCAGGCGCACACTATCTTCAAGATAGTGACGAACCCAACGCAATTCACAGTTCACAAACTACTGATAACATCTCAAAATTTAGACAAGATCTCAACAATGAATTAAATCTAGCACAGATTGACTGGAGCAAAGCAGGCAATTTTAAGGTTGGCGATTCATCTGAGAATGGCGTACAGTGGGTATTCATCACTAACTAAGGGATAGCGGATATGACTTATACATATAAAGTGTTAGAGGGTGCTCTTGTTTCTATAGCACAAGATTCATCAGACGCAAATATCGTGAAACAAATTGAGAAACTTACTACAGACGAAATAAGAAAACTTCGTACTTTAATGGTTCTTATAGATGGTACAATTCTCAATCGTGAGTATTCAGAACTATTTGATAACTGTTAAGTTATGTATCGTATCAAAGCGTATTTTAAGAATCAAGTTGTGGTTCGTTACTTTGTAGATCAGTACGAAGCCATTGATTTTAGAGACACAGTGGATGCTCACTATCCTCTGAGAGTAACATTTGAAAAAGGAGTTTATCCAGTGAGAACATTTGTAGTAAATAGTTGGAATGTTGTGATGGATCACAATAAAAATCCTCTGAGACATATCCCAGATTTGAACACTAGACATATGGTTATGCAAGTATTAGCTTGGATGTGGTGTATTGTGTTTAGCAGTTACTTTGGTAGCATGTGGATGTTTGGTATTACTGCTATTGCACACGTCATTGTATTAGCAGCAATCGCAATCACAGTTGGAACATTTGCTGTTGCAAAAAATAATCCATCACTTTTTAGCTTGCGCTCGGATGGTTATCATTCTGTAAGTCGCACAAGAGGACATATGTGGATCAATGGTGAAAAAGTAATGTTGGATCCCAATGATCCAGGTGGTGAACACGAGTAGTAGTTTTGTTAATAGGAGTAGGCAGTGGCAGCAGCATATAAAGTTCTAAAAAATACAGCTAAAGCAGGTAACGCAATCATTGGAGCAGGTGTATATTCAGCTGTGCTTCAACATGGCAAACCTCATGAGTGCAAGGTCATTAAAATTGGTAATACCACTTATGATCCTTGGCTTGATTATATTGAACTTTCTAAGCCTCTTGGTGAGAACTGTCATACACCTTCAATACATAATATGCACATTGATCATGCAAATGAATACTATGTGGCTACTATGGAGCAACTTACCCCTGATCCTATTGACTTTGATACTGATGAAGTCAGTAGATATGATTTAGCTAATTCAATCTCCGAGTTGATACTAGGTGAAAAGTCTCAAACAGATTTTGAAGAAGAGTGGGAAGAGTATCAATATGATTTGTTTCCGTGGGGGTTTGATTCGTTTTTTCATCTCACAGACATGCTTATCAATCAAACAGATTGCTTTACCTCTGAGGATGAAGAAGCAGTACCTTATGAAGACACTGCCAGTTTTCGTAAAATAGATCTTCATGCTGGTAATATTATGTTTCGCAATAATACTGTGGTAATTACAGATCCTTGGTGTAATTGTGAAGTAGAAGATCATCCTTCTATGGAAACTTACATAGAAGAATCTGAAGATAAAAATATCACTTATCAATTTAGAATAGAGGTTTAAAATGACACTAATTAAAATAGAACCTACATATAAGAAATCTGTTTTCGATATTGAGTTTTTCCACAACGAAGAAACAGGGGTATGGATACACTATGAGCAGGGTTGGCGATGGGGTACTTTCTTCGCTGATGTGACAGACGAAGAAATGCAGGCGTTAAAAGATCATAACAAGTATTGTGAAGAAAACAATATTTATGATGAGTTTGAAATTTCAGACCTTACAGACTTTGAAATGAATGATACTTGGGACGGAGTTTGGGGAGACATCCGTGTTTTCAAATCGGGTTGGACTGAAGAACAACAAACAGAACTTAAAGAAATTATAGAGGACTCTGATGATTGGTGGGATTGGCTAATGGAGAACGGCTTTGAACCCCAAGAATCTGAAACATACATTTGCGGTATAATTGATATTGAAAACATTGATAATTTACCTTGGGAGATAGCAGGTAGTGTTTAGAAAAATATTAGATTGGTATGAAAAACATGACGGACTAGAAATACTTGTAATGGCTTTTTGTATGGGTACATTTGCTGTAGTTATTTACACGTTTCTTGCAGAAATATTTACAAGGATATTTGGATGATTTATTTAGATGTAGACGGGGTGATTGCAGATTTTGAGGCTGGTCTTAAAGTATTAGGCTGGACAGGTAATTTGTGTAATCGTGGTGATGGCAATCTTTCAAAGTTCATGTACGAACACTATGAACAAGTCTTTCGTACTGCTCCGCTAACAGCAAATGCAGACTACTTTATAGATCTTTATAAAACGGAAAATCAAACCTACAACAACTGTCAAATTCTAACTGCTATGGGTTCACACTATACACCAGAACAGGCAGAGGTTGTTTATGGAAACAAACTATGGTGGTTAGAGCAGCATGGTTTTGAGCGTGAGCATATCAATATTGTACCTACAGCTGAAGATAAGTTACCTTTTTGTAATCCAGGAGATGTACTGTATGATGACAAAAGATGGACTATTAAAAGATGGAATCAGCGGGGAGGTCTTGGCATCTTAGTGTACTGTGATCACAACTGGGATCAACCTGATTAGTACTCTTAGATTTTCTTACTAAAACTTTCAACTTGCTGACTGCCTATCTCTTTGTTATACTGTTTACAGAAAATGAGGAGATAGGCAAATGACATTGAATCACGACATCACAATTATCCGCAACTGCACCACTTCTGAGCAATTGTTCGCAGTTGCTGAGGCACATTCACAGCAAGTATCTGACCTTGAGAATCGACTCAGGGAAGTAGAGCTTGCTTATAACTGGGACAGAATCGAAGTTCTTATTGAGCGACTTGCTGTAGCTCGATATGTTTACAGGTTTGCATACGATGCAGCTTCTGAATTAGAGGAAGATGAGCATGAGTGCATGATGTCTAATGTAATCAACGATGCAATGATGGGAGATAGAGCATGAGAGTAGTAAATGATACTAAATTCAATACTTGGAAGCGTGAAGTTGACAAGCTCTGCGTTTTACACTTTGGTTTGTCCACTGATGACCTTCCTGACGCTAACTGGCGAGATTATCATGAGGATGAGTTGTCTCCACAAGAGGCAATTTGTTGTGCGCTAGACGATGCTTGGCATGACGAATATGAAGAAATGGAGGCTTTGTGGTATGGATCAACAGCTTGAAGATAAGCTTGAAGAAGCAGTTGAGAGGTGTGTTGACAGCTGGGACATGACCACACTTATGAACTTTGCCGTAGATGAAATGTTTGATTACTATGTTTCAGCAGACGAAGAAACAGTTAAGCAGTTCATTGCAGATCAGTTAGGAGAGTCCAATGGGTGACGTAATTGAGGTAGATTTTACTCCACAAATGCACATTGAAGTTGTACTTGAGGATGATGAACCAAACTTCTTCAATATGGATTATGAAATTGTCCCGTGTTTGTTTGGGTATGAGGCTATTATTACTGCTGATTGGCGTGAATCACCTTACTATCTACCTGAGTTTTTTAAGAGTGAGATTATTGCAGCAGCTGAGGCAGAAGCTCATCGACTTGAAGAACTCAGCAAGGTAGAGAAATTGTTTGATGATATAATTGTTGATATGACGGAGGACGAGTAGATGGATGATGGCGAAAATCTAGCTGGCAAGTTATCTGTAGTACTTAGCGAACTTGGTGATGTGATGAACGAACGAAAGAAGCAAGTTGAAGCTTTGAGAGATCAAATCACTATGATTGAGAATGAAAACGAGGATCTTGAAAAGTCTATTCGTGACTTGATAGACTCTTTTTAGGAGAGGCAAATGAATACATATCGAGTGACAATCAGCTCAACGATAGATGTTGAGGCAGACAATGAAGATGATGCTGGAGCATATGCTGCAGAATGTTTTGATTTTGGTAGTGCAGACATTGATGTGTGTGACCCTGATGAAGAAGATGACGAGATCAGCATTGTTTGGCATATTGATGATGTAAAAGAGCAGTGCAAGTGGTTGACCGATGAACAAGCTAGAGATGTGCTACACAATCTCAAGCACAAGCATGATGCTTGTATTGGTATTAACTGGGATGTAATTAATGTTAAAGCAAACATACTATTTGGAGAAAGATAAATGGCAACAACAGGATGTTATTGTGGTAGATCACCTTCTGGGAAGTGCATTGGTTGGCACAAACTCAGCGAGGCAGAGTATCAAAAAAGATTAGAAACTTATAACAAAGCAAAGGAACAAATAGAATGTCGTATGAAGGTGTAACACTTCCTTGTGGACTCAAGGTTAAAAACGGTGAGATTATCACTGAGCCACAGCATGATTTTAAGGCGATTACTGATTTTATTCTAAAGATCAATGCTGGGCCGATCCCACAGACTATTGCGAAGCGTAAAGCTCGTGAAGAAGCACTAAACAAAAGGCGTAAATAGTGATAACACTATACTTTAGATCTATAGACGATCTAGATGGTTGGACGGAAGAATTTGAGAGTGTTGCAGAAGCAGCCTCTCACTTTCTCTACCAAATGGGTAAACCTTATGATATTGGTAGCTCTTATGCAGTCAATACATATGGGGATGTTACCTGCTCTGTTGAAGGAGCAACTTGGAAGGAGTTAGGACTTGAGTAAAGACGAACTTATCAAAACAATGTTAGGTAAATCACCTATCTACAAAAGACGAGTACAATACGCCTATTCTCCGCATACAAACTCTTTTACATTCTTCACTCCTGATGACAGAATGGGTAAAGGACTGATGCCCCTAGGAGTTTTTTCACCGATTGACACTAAAGGCATTTCCTATGACCCAGAAGGGCTGGTAGAAGAGATTGCAGAAATTATGAGCACATTTGAAAATGAGGATTGTTATGACATTGAATCTGACGAATCTGCTTGATTGGGCAGCCATTGTTTTCACTACTTTTGTGATTGGAACTCACGTCCAGTTGGCAATTTACTATGGACAAATCTGGTCTTCACTCTTTAGCTGTTGGGTGTTCTGGGAACTATTCAATATATACTTAGCTTGGCGATTAAATAAACTATGAGGGACTAATGAAATTTACAGCACTAATTGGACAGATGCAGAGTGGAAAAACCACTGCATCTATTCGCCTATTCGATGAACTACTCCAGCGCGAAGACTGTTTACCCATCTTTGCCACCCACCCCACCAACAATGTGTATCAAGATTGGGCTCGTAAGGCGGCTCATCTTGATGGCACAATCCTCAACCCACGAGATGACCGCAAACGGTATACGGAGATTGTAGACGATCTACTCATGACTGGTCAGTTTCCAGAACGTACTGGCATTGCAGGTCTTAACAATGCACCCTTTCATCGCCGTTTAGC